TTGAGCGGCGGCTATAAGGGTTCAAGCGCAATCAGCACTTTAACAATGGCAAGAGTTCAAACCGATGCCACATTTCAAGGCACAATCTACGTTTATGGAGTATCCTAAAATGGCAAAAGTAGTCATTTATCAAGAAGATGGTTCTTATATTGAAAGAGAACCTACTGAAGCAGAAATCCAACAAGAAGCCAAAGATTATGCCGAATGGTTGGAACAAAAAGAGGCTCAAGAAGAAATCAAGCAAAAAAAATTGGAACTTTTACAACGTCTTGGCATTTCTGAAGACGAGATAAAAATCCTACTGAGCTAATGCCCAAACTGTGTAAAGCGGGGCAACAGCTGAGAGAGCAGATTGACGATGCGTTCCCCGATAGAGATCGAACTTCAGACGGCTGGATCGGTGATGCGAAGCATGCTGCTCGTCAGTCCGATCACAATCCTACTGTTGAAGGCATTGTACGTGCCATCGACATTGATGCTGATCTTAGATCCCACAAATCCGAAGCGTTCGACCTTGCTGATCAACTTCGATTACTTGCCAGATCTGATAAACGAATTTCTTACATAATCTTTAATGGCAAAATTGCCTCATGGCGTGGCAATTACAAGTGGAGAGTTTACAAAGGCATCAACCCACACAAAACGCACATACATTGTAGTTTTACTGCCAAGGGCGATCATGATGGCAGCATGTTCAGAATCCCCTTACTAACAGGAGAACCTATCAATGGGACAACTAAAAGCAGTAGCCGCAAGTTGGGCAAGATCCTTTCTAGCAGCCGGAATAGCAACATACCTAGCGGTAGGTTGGGATGCACCTGCAATTGTCAATGCGGCTCTGGTCGCGAGTCTGCCGGTCATCCTGCGGTATTTAAACCCTAACGACACCGCTTTCGGAAGGCGATGACACCGGCAGAATGGGCAGCTTTTGTTGCTGCCATACTTTCATGCTGCGCCCTTATTGTCGGGGGACTGCGTTACATTATTCGTCATGAAGTGCCGGGTATTTTGGAAGCATCAAACATCGTGTCGCGCATCGATAAACTTGAGCGCATGGTCTTAGAATTGCTTACTAATGAGCGCAAGAAAACCAACAAAAAGCGAACTAGCCGCTAAGCGCAAGCGCAAGGAAAGCGCAGCGCGTAAGACAGGCGAACCGCTAAAGCCCATCGATATTTGGGCTACACAAATTGTTGAGTGTTATGAAGCTCTAGTCAGGGCTGGTTATGGTGAAGATAAGTCGCGCTGGTACATAGAGGAACAGATGCGCCTTCCCGATTGGATTATCCCTAATCCAGATCAGTCGCCCTACGAGGATGAGGATGAAGACGATTAAGCGCATTGTCGTTATATCGGATTTACAGGTTCCCTACGAAGATAAGAAAGCAGTAAAGAATGTCGCCCAATTCATCAGAAAATACAAGCCTGATGACGTTTTATGCGTGGGCGATGAAATCGACTTCCAAACAATTAGCCGATGGAGTTCCGGTCGGGATGAGTGGTCTGGAACCATTGGTCGAGATCGTGACAGAACTGTCGAAGTTTTATCCGAACTGCAAGTTCAACATCTCAGTAGATCAAACCACAGCGCAAGACTCTACAACTCCCTAAGCAAGCGCCTTCCGGGACTCATTGGTCTGCCTGAACTAACCATCGAGCGGTTTCTACGGCTTGACGAATTAGGCATTACCTACCATCACAAGCCTTATCAGTTTCATGAGAATTGGGTGATGGTTCACGGGGACGAGCAGAGCACTAAGCCACAAGGGGGTTTAACAGCCCTAGAAGCCGCCAAGAGGCATGGTAAGTCGGTGGTATGTGGTCACACCCATAGGCAGGGTATTTCGTCCTTTACAACGGCTTCTGGGGGCGTTTTAACGGGTATCCTGACAGGCTTTGAAGTAGGTCATTTGATGGATGTTACAAAAGCCAGCTACACACGTGGGACTTTCAATTGGCAGCAAGGATTTGGCATTATTTACATTGATCGTAAACGTGTGCAACCGGTCGCCATTCCAATTGAACGAGATGGCAGTTTCATAGTTGAAGGTAAACGTTTCGGCTAACGGCGTGTCGCTGTTTGACAAATAGCAATTAAACCCTTCAAAATAGGATTTGAAATCCTATTTGAAAGGGGATATTCATGGGCACAATACGGTTCGACCGTAAGTCCGGTGCATATACGGACGGTAAACACTATGTGAAGGCATCCTTCATTAGAGAATATGCAAAATCAAAGCTAGGCATAAGCCAAGAGCGCGGCAGATTAAGCCGTGAAGTATTGGCTGCGTATTTCCTTGATGTTCATGGGGTGAGCGCAGATGTCGAATAACTTAACTGCCGAACAAATCGCTTACATCATTGCATGGTTATTTGTTGGGCTTCTATTAGTGTGGTACTTAGCAAGCAAAATCTATGAGAAGGGCTATCAAGATGGATGGGCAAAAGGGTACGTCAGAGGCAAAGTCGTTCAAAGCGAAAGATTTATTGACTAATGCAGCCGACATTATTGACGAGCGAGGATTTGAGTACGGACATCCCGCAGTTAATATCAAGCGCATCGCTGAGTTATGGTCTAGCTATTTCCAACGGGAAATTGATCCGTTGGACGTGTGCATCGCAATGGCATTGGTCAAGGTATCGCGGATCATTGAAACTCCAAAAAGGGATAGTTTTATTGATCTCATCGCCTATGCGGCACTTGCCGGTGAAGCGGCGCTTGGAACGGATTGGGCTGATTATGGCAAAGATTACGCCGAGTAAAAGAGGAACTTGGTGCGATTACTGCAAACAAAGATGGGGCGTAAGTGATGTTCGGGGTCAAACGCAAGCGGTTTGGACGATCACGTCATTTGTCCACGGGAAGGTCATTGACAGGCATTACTGTTTTACTTGCGCTAGGGAAGTCCAAACGTGGCACGATGGCACGACATGGACTTTTAAAGAGCAACTTGACTACAAAGAAGGGAAACAGAAACTAGATGTTCAACTTGGAGAACTATGAAGATGTTGATACGCGCATCCATGCTTTTTACTCACAATTTGAGGATGGGGCGATACTTACAGAGCTTATTAGTAATGATGAAGAAAAAGGAATCGTTGTCTTTAAAGCGGTTGCTTATCGTACCCATGTCGATAGTAGCCCTTCCGCTATTGGTTATGCGCGTGGCGCTCGCAAGGATCGTGGCGTTGATCGTGATTTTTGGTTTGAAAACTGTGAAACTTCTGCAATTGGGCGATGCTTGGCAAATCTCGGACTATCTGCTAAAGGAAAGCGAGCAAGCAGTCTGGAAATGGCTAAGGTTAATGACGCTAAAGCAAATCCTGCACCCATACGCGTACGCACCGAAGAACAAAAGGAATTTCTAAGTGCTACCAACAAAGAAGCTGAAATCATTTGGGATACAACAATTGAGCCACCGGCTGACATTGAACCCGCTTTTAAGGATGCAGTTGATCTTGTTCAACAGACATTTGCTGCCGAGCCTGTGCCGCAATGTAAGCATGGTTCTCGTGTCTTGCGTGAAGGCGTTGGTAAAAATGGTGCTTATCGCGGTTGGGGTTGCAGTATTCCTATGAAGCGTAAAGCCGAACAATGCAAGATGTTGTGGATGGTCATCGATGCTAGTGGCAAATGGCATTTCAGACCTGAAGACGAAGATTTGGTAGCGGGGTGATGAAATGTTGGTATTAGATAAAGCGATTGACGTGTGCGACAATTGTAACGAGCCTATAACTGCGGGGGCAGTAAAGCCGTGCGAATGTCGCACCTGTCATGTGAGGACTAACTAATGAAGCGTTCACGTAAAGTTCGGGGTCGTGAAAGCGAGCGTATATTAGCACAATATCTACGTGATCATGGATGGGAACACGCTCACCAAGTAGGATCAGGCGCGGCAGGCAGCGATATTCAAGGAATCGAAGGTCTTGATATTGAAGTCAAATCTCGTACTAAATTTGATCCCGCTGCGACAATGAAGCAACTACGTGACAGAAAGACCACGGGACTAGGCGTAGCCGTCATGCGCCTAAATGGTCAAGGGGAAGCTGCCATTGATGATTGGGTGGCAGTTCTCCGAGTTGAAGATCTTGTCTACTTACTCAAGGCAAATGGCTACTGAACCTAATTTAATTCACCGATGCACAGGCTGTGGGTTATGGATCTACGGCAATCGTGAGAAATGTGAGTCATGCACAAATGTCGATAAATAGACAACGACACGCCGCTCTGACCTGCGGTTTTGTTAAACCCCTTGACATGGCTGGTATGATCAGACCGCTTGCGCGCCTGAGAGGCAGCGCACTTCGCGGACGATCATTAGGCAGAGCTATTGTCATTTTAGCGTTGCTAATGACGATAAGCCTCGGCATACCATATAAAACAAATGCTAATCAAAAGCCGTTTAACGTTATGAATATCAAGTTATATGCATACAATCAAATGAGTTGGGAACAGTTCCAATGCTATAACTATTTGATACATCATGAGAGTAGATGGAACCATAAGGCTAGAAATGGTAGCCATTATGGATTAGGTCAGATGAGATCCAAATGGTATGGAACACTTAGTCCGCTAAAGCAAATAGATGCACATCTTGACTATTTGAAGCATCGGTATCAAGGTGATGCGTGTAAGGCTTATGCACATTGGGAGCGTAAAGGATGGCATTAAAGCCATACAGGGCAACAGCTCATTGGAA